AGATAAAGATAGTGTTTGTGTAACGAAAATAATAAACTCCCTGAATGAAAAAGCGGGGACATACTACAGTCCCACAACACCAAAAACCAGGAGGCTGATAAAGGCGCGTATGAATGAGGGTTTTACGATAGATGATTTTGAGAAGGTGATAAAAAAAATGTGCGGCCAATGGATTGGCGGTAAAATGGAGAGATATTTAAGGCCGGAAACATTATTTGGCACCAAATTCGAAAGCTATCTAAACTCTAATTTCAAAGAGGAAGATCCGTTTTGACAAAAAAAGAATTTATGGATACGTTCTCGCCGATGGGAATGATACAGTTTAAATCCTACAATGGATTACGGGCCGTAATCGCGGGATATTATGAGGAAGTAAAACAATATCCCATCTCAATCCTGCATCGTGTCATGTTGGACATTGAGAGAGATTATGATAATTATCATTTCCCGTCACCGAGCACGCTTGCAGAAAAGTGCAGGATAAAATCTGCTAATTTTCAGAACAGGGGACAGGGCGATGTTGGTTTAATCTCACAGGAAGAGGCAGATACGCCGCGAAACAGAAAGGCCCGATTGGAATTTTTTAAAAAGGTGGCGGCCCAGCATGATAAGCATTTGATAAACGGTGGAGATGAAACAACTCATATAGCAGTCTGTATGGGTTTGGCTATAATTTCCGACCCTTATGAACAGGCAAAAGCAGATGAAAAAAAGAGGCTTGAAAACTGGGGAAAATAAATATCCAATGAGATGATGATGGATATTGTAGATATTGCTAATCAAATAAATCGTAAAATAAAATAGCTGGAGCTGGGCCGTCAGGAACTTGCCAGGCGCGGAGAACGCAAGGCGGAGGCCATAGGAGAATACCGGCGGGTTCGGGCCGGAGTTTTGATCCAGCTAAGAAATGGGATTGAATTTGAGCTTGACGGTGAATTGGTAAAAGACCCGCCAGCGACGCTTTGTGAGAGTATATCACGCGGGATTTGCTACAAAGAAAAGATCGCAGAAGAGACAGCGATTACTGAATATAAAAATGCAATAACAGGGATGATGGCTTTAGAGGCTGAATTAAACGGATTGCAGTCTATTTATCGGCACCTGGATAATACATAAGGGGATTTGTGATGATTATCATGTATCTCGTAATGTTGGGAATCGGTATTTTTGTCGGAGGAACAGGCATGGCTATACTTGCGTCCGGCGGCAAGGCGGACGAGATCGAACGAAGTTGCCAATACCGCACCATGCTTTTTAAGGTGATTTCATGGCACCGGAGCGGGAGGCAAAAACCATTTCCAGAAAAAGAAATTGTTGAACTATTACAGGAATGGAGATAAAATCATGAATCACGTCCAGCTTATGGTAAACGGGAAAACAATCCTTGATAGATCCTTTTCGGGGATTGTTGAAACGGAAAATCGGCTGAAGGATATTCTTGATCAGTTTGAATGGGATGACCATATTTTGATTAGCGCAGAAAAGGATATGAAGAGGATAAATCCAGAGTTTGATACAGCTCAATATATCCGAGAGTGTGAAAACCGACTAAAGAAAAAATATGTTGTTGAAGGCGGGCTTTACAGAGAAATCGAACCACCTTACTTAGCGTTCCAGTGGTTTGGCTCAACAGATGAATATGTACATCAAGCAATGCACGAGATAGAACAATTTTGCAAACAAGTTTTAATATTAAAATTAAATAATAAGAAAGACCTTGTCATCATAAATAAATATGGTTATTTACAGACCGTCTCAAGGGGGAATTGGGTTGTCATTGATGAGTATGGCGATATTGATATAATGAACGATAGTATTTTTAATCTAAAATTCGAGGCGATATAACGTTGGTTAACCGGAAGGGGTGGTAAATTATGAGACTGTTATTTTTTTTGGCTTTTGTTATAATACTATCTCATTTAAAAGTTGAGATACCGCAAACATATGAATGGATTAATTTAGGTAAATTGAGTTTAATTGCGATGTTAGTTTGGGCTGTTATTGGAGATGTTTTGAGTGGTATAAAAAAAATACAAAATATTGACTGGAAAAAATGAAAAGCGATAAAGCAAGCATAGAGTTATTGAAATCAAAATTATTTATAGGATGTTTATTGATTATGGGCATATACTTGTTGACGAATACTATAGAATTAGTTGTGTTAATTTTATGGCTATTAATGATTAAGATTAAAAAATTGTAACTTGCTAACGTTTTGCATAATAGGCGGCATAAATTTAAAAGAAAGGAACCAAGTTAAATGACACAACAAAACAAAAATCTGAAAATTGAGGACGGCGGTAGCCGTCCGGTTGATGCGGTTGTTATACCGCCATTTGAAGACTTGAAATTGTGTGAAAAATTTGGGGGATGGGCAAGAGTGCAGGTGGCTTTTTATGATTATTTGTTTGTACAAGCCCAAGAAATGTGTATGAGTTGTTGGCGAGAAATAGCGATGAAAGACATAATGGGCGGTTTTAAAGATGGGGAGAATTTTTATGAAAAATCAATTAAGGCCATTGAGGGGAAGTGGAAGTCATTTTCCGATGCATGGAATGATTTTGTGAAAGATATGGCGGTATAACGGCGAGTTATCAGTGGACAAAAACGCCACTGATGTGGAAGAAGAACAAACAACCGTCCGCGTTTTTGTTCCACTGCATAACATTGTTGGGCGGCGTGGAGGATATGATGGAATATTTGATTATTGAATATGCCAAAAATACTGTTAACCAACGTCCCATAATTGAAAACAAAATGATAATGAATGAAAAACAATTATGGGAATATCTGCAACATCAACGCGAATCTGATAAAAAATTTACTGTTAATAAAATTGAGTGTGTCTTGGACTGGAGTTAAGCCGCCCAACGATTGTTTCAACGGCGAAACCGTGCAGGAGAATCCGCGTGAAGATTGAGAGATACATAACCGTTGTACGGGAGTATCATGGTTTCGTCCAGTTGCTAACAGTGGTTAATCGCCCGGTGCGCCCCATTTTTGGTGGTGTGGTGCGGATACGGGGACACCCTGCATACGCCTAAGACCTGTTGTTTTGCTTGCGCTACTGATACATTCGATTTAACTGATTTAATCATAAGTGGGGTGGGTCCTTTGACCTACATTAAGTTGTTTTTAATTATAGTGCCGACAGGAACAATCCTGACTACTTTCAGATCCAAATTGGTAGTTTTGAGTCAGATCACCGGATGTGATAGCATCCGAGTCGGGGACGGACAGTCAAAAGTTTCTTCAATATTTGACTTCTCCTCTTTTAAAGCGGGCAGCATCGCCCGCACTTTTGGGGTCGAAGGGTTCACCCTGCAAAATTATATTTAATTCAAAGAACGAGAGGATATAAATCATGAGTATTGATCATAGAGTTATCGCATTGGAACAGGCAATAAGAAGCTACCCTTCCAACGTGGCAGATACGGAAGCAATCGTAATAAGAGCTAAAGAATTCACTCGGTTTTTGATGGATCTTTCGGAACGCGAGTTGCCCAAAGACACTCACGATAAAGAGTAAGAATGTAATTTCTGTTTCTCTTGGTAGTCTTTTCAGGGCCATCGGCAATTGCTTTCATTAGATCGAATGCGACACGTTCTTTGCAGTCAAATTGCAGTTCTGTTTTTTCCATTTCAACTCCCTTTACCCCAGTGTGGAGGTGGGGCCGCTTATGATTAAAGACATTCATATTTACCCCTGCTTCAAAGCAAGGGCGATTAACGATTGGTTTAACAGGTAAAATGGAGGTGGTACAATGGTACTAATGTATTTGATAATATTGTTATTGGCAATTGTTACGGTATTGTTACAACACAAACTTGACAAAGTGTGGTATTTTCTGAAACACGATCAAACAGATTTGGGGAAATCGTTCAGGAAATATATAGGTTTGAAATAGTAGGGTGTAGATGGGATTTTATCCTGTTCAAACCGTGGTTATGCTTAGTGAGCACTGGCCACAAGCCAGTGTTTGCGAACGGCCAGCCCTTTAACCTTTAACCAAAAGGGGAGTTAAAATGGATTGTACAATCTGGAAATTTGGTTTTGACATCGCAGATGAGTTTGCAATTGAAATGCCTGGTGGTGCGGAAATATTAGATGTACAGGAGCAGCATGGGCTTGCATGCATTTGGGCATTAATCGACCCTGAAGCAAGTAAAAAATGTAGATACTTTAGACTTGTTGGCACGGGACATCCGTTTGATTATGATGCAAGGATTTATAAATACATGGGAACCTTTCAAATGCATGGTGGCAACTTAGTATTTCATCTATTCGAAAATATAATGAAATGACCTATACCCTTGCTGGCAAGCATAACGTTTTGCATAACCGGCGGCGTGTAATTTGAGAACAGGAGAAAATTTAAAATGACACAGCACAACAAAAATCTGAAAACTGAGGACGGCGGTAGCCGTCCGGTTGATGCGTTGGTTATACAGCAAGAGGGGCGGGGATATTTAGTGAAAGTAAAAACTACAAGTTGTTTAAGATCAACATTTCGAGTAGAAGACGATGATCATTATTACGATTGTGAAGATGCTATGATTTATGTAGTTACAGATGACCCTAAAAAAATATATGATATTTGGAGAGAATCTGTTATTGAAATTAAAGATATTGGGGTTGGGTTTGCTGTATAACATGGTTTATCCGAAATTGGGCCTAAACCAAATAAAAATAAGATGTAAAAAATAGGAAGGTACGTACAATGTCTGTACGAAAAATACGAAAGAATTTTAGACTTCGTTTTGATTTGGTACAAAAGCTGGAATTGCAATCAAGGCAAACCGGTTTTAAAAAACACGAATCGTTGAGGATGCATTGATTGAGTATTTCCAAAAATATAAAGTCCGAATTGAAACGCCTAAGATGCAATTTAATGGTGATATATCTGAGATGGAACTCGTCCCAGATTACAACAGTAAAGAGTGGATGGAGATAGCTCGATGAGATCGGTTGTTATATTGGGACGACCTGTCTCAGTTAATCATATGTACAGGGGCGGCCGCAGGTATCTGACAGAAGCGGGGAAACAATACAAACGCACAGTAGCTCTTTTATGCAAGGATCAAAACCCCGAACTGGAAAAATTAAAGGGCGGTTTTATTGCCCTTGTTGTTTATAGATGGAAAGACAGACGGCGCAGGGACATTACAAATTACGAAAAAATAATAATGGATGCGCTTTCTGGAATTTTGTACAACGATGATAGCCAGGGCGTCATCTTTACTGCCGTAAAAATACTTGGTGAACCGGTTGAAAGCACGACGGTACAGATTTATACGATGGAGGAATATCATGAATTTCTGGAAGATCTATCTCATTATCATAGCCTTTACGATCAGGATTGACGCACAGCAGGTCTACACATTTCCCGATTCCGTAGAAACCCTGCGGGTAAGCTGGTCTCATGACAACCCTATAGGTGAGCCTGTATATTTTACTGTATATCGCAATGGCGGATACATGGCTGGCGTGCAGGATGAGTTATTTATTAATGTGCAGAGATCCTGGTTTCTGGCAGACACAACAAGATTATGGGTGACGGCGACTGATTCCGCTGGAAATGAGAGTGGGTATAGAGATTATGCTGTTGTCGTTTTTCTGGAAGAACCGCCGGAGCCCACGGTCTATGAGGCGGATGCGGATAAACTCTGGATGTGGACGAAAACAGGCGCAATGTCAAAAACACTGGATGCTATAAAATTATATGGGTATGATGTAGGCGATAATTGTGGTAAATTAAGCAAGATATTGTTATTTGGATCAGGCCAATATCAGGTTGCTATTTGGGGTCATGGGCCTCGAGCGCAGGTCAGTATCGACGATGACATCAGGGAAATTGTATTGACGGGAGAATCACCGCACTTTATTTATTTTGATGTCATGGCTGGTGACAAATTAACAGCTATCCAGACAGTTCGGGGGAATGATATTGAATTGCAGAAAATTAAAATCACATCTGTTGGAGAAGAAGCAGACCGGATACCGCCTAATGATCCATATAGCCTTGATGTGAGGATCGGAAAATGAAAAATAAACTGAATTTAATTTATCATAAAAGGATAAAATATAGACAGCTAATAAAAAAAGCCTTGACATTAGTTTAATATATATTATATTCCCGAAAAGGTCGTTTTATGAATTGACAAGACCTATTTAAGTAGGGGATAAATTATGGCACGTTCGAAATGGGAAGATGATTTTCCAGAGCGTGCCTTTTCTTTTTTACAAAAAGGTCATATTGAGCTTGAATTGGCTAAACATCTTGGAATATCCGAGGCAACTCTCAATGATTATAAAAATAAATATCCTGAATTTTTAAAGGCCATAAAAGAAGGGAAAAGAAAAACAGATGATGAGGTCGAAAATGCACTGCTGAAGAGGGCACTTGGTTATACTTATATCGAGGAGACAAGAGAACCCGTACTGATAAAAAAGAAAATTGGGGGGAGACATAAAAAAATATCATTATCCGAGGAGATGATATTAACCAAGACGGTGACGAAAAATATAGCTCCTGACGTTACGGCTTGTATTTTCTGGCTGAAAAACAGAAGGCCGGATCAGTGGAGAGACAGGAAACAGATTGATCTTGACCTTGATCTTGAAGATGGAGTTTTGATCATTGAAAGACCGGCAAGAGAAAAAAATAAACGAACCGGAAATAAGAAAAAAACTCGTACTGCATCCTGACCAGGATCGGTTTATATTTGATAATTGGAAATACGGTTGTTTCTTTGGAGAGTTGGGGAACGGCAAAACAACTTCCGCTATTCTGAGGGCAAGACGTTTGTCTGTCCAATATCCCAGAAATACGGGGATGGTGCTACGTAAAACATGGGCCGATAATCGGGACACGACATTAAAACAGTTCCATGAGATGTTTCCCGAATGGGAAAAATACTACACGGAAAAAACACACAGGCTCCCGAACGGATCAGTCATTTTCTGGCGCGGCATGGATCGGGTTGGACGTGTCAAACAATTACTCAATTATAATCTTGGATGGTTCTGGCTTGAGCAAATGGAAGAGTTATTTGAGGAAGTGTGGAATGTGCTTGAGGGGCGGTTGAAACTTAATCATGTCAAACTGTCCGGTTTTGGAACTGCAAATCCGGCGGGTCATAACTGGTGCTATAATAAATTCATCGCTCCTGACAAGATTAAAGAATATCACTATTTCCAGCCGCCGCCGAGATGGAACAAGCTGAACCTGCCTGATAAATACTATGAGGAGAAAGAAAAAAGCTGGCCCGCTGAGATGGTGGATCGGTATCTCAACGGCAATCATGAGGGATATGAGGGATTAATATATTCGAATTTTAACAGGTTGAATCATATTGCAAGGCCCGCTTTAACGCCGCAGGATGTGGCAATGATCCAGAGGGATGCAAAAAACTTCGGTCAGTTTTATGAGTTCCAGGATTACGGTATCAGTTCTACGAGTCCCATGACATGGTATCTGGTGTGGCGAAGGCCGGATGGCAAGATGATCATACTGGACGAGTTTTATAAATATAAGTGCATGCCGAAAGAAGCGGCTGATTGGGTTAAAACGACACGCATCAAATGGGATGTCAGGGACAGATTGATCGCAACGTATGGATGTCCGAGAACGTTTCAAAAAGAGAAGGATGGGACAACACCTGCACAGTTTTTTTATACTAATCATGGGATCAATTTATTGCCAGCCCCATGCCTGTTTGAAACCCGTTATCCTATCGTATATGGAGCGTTCGAAAATAATCAAATAATAATAAATGAAACATGCACTCACATGATAGCCGAGTTGGAAGCGTTGACATGGGAGAACAGGGGAACGGCGAGTGATCATGCTATTGAGCCTCTTGAACGCGGTTTGCTGAAAGTGCTGGCGATGCCGGTTGAGCAGATAGATGTGCAGAGGGCAAACAGGGGGGCTGCAAAAGCGATAACCGCTAATCTGATGGAGACAGATTTCTGATGGCTGATGATAAAAAAGCAAGACCGGATACAAAGCAGAAGGGATATGTCGGAACCGTCATTACTGGCGGTCGGATTTACAAAGAAGAATACAATCTCACTTTAGCCAACGAAAGGGCTTTGCCTGTTTATGACAAGATGTACAGGACAGATGCACAGGTGAAAGCAACGGCTTTAGCGATCATGTTGCCGATACTGGCTGCAGAGTGGGATATTCAACCGGCGTCCCAGGACGAGGCAGATAAGAAAATATCAGATTTTGTCAGGGAAAACTTTTTTGAGAATCCAAATTTTACATGGAACTCCCTGTTGAGACAGATCCTTAAATATCCGATTTACGGGTTTTACTGTTTCGAAAAAATACCAATGATCAAAAACGGTAAAGTTTACTACAGGAAGATCGAAGCGCGCTTGCCAAAGACGATACAAAAGTGGAACGCAGATAAGGAGACGGGGAATCTTGCGTCTGTCCAGCAGTGGGTATACAATGGAACGAATTATGTTGATCCTGTAATACCAGCTGAATATCTATTACTTTTTGTAAATGATCAGGAAGGGCAGAACTGGAGAGGGACATCATTTTTAAGATCCGCTTACCGCAACTTCTTTATCAAGGAAAAATTACTAAAAATAGATGCAATCAAGCATGAGCGTTTCGGTGTTGGCCTTCCTGTGATTGAATTGCCGGAAGCTCCCCAGCAGGACGATGAGGAGCGAGCTAAGACCATTGGAGAAACCTTTCGGGCGCATGAAAATGCTTACATGGTTGTACCGCATGGTTTTAAGGTGTCCTCTTTTGAAGTGTCTGGAAAGTCAAATATAGATGTAACAAGGTCAATCCAGATGCATAATGAGGAAATATCCTCAAACATCCTCAGTCAGTTTATGGATTTGGGAAAAACAAGTTCAGGATCGAGGGCTTTGGGCGGGACGCTTCGGGATATGTTTTTGCTTTCATTGCAATCATTTGCCCAGAATATCGAGGATGAGATAAATGAGGGATCAGAGGGGCGGCAGTGTATCAAACAGCTGGTGGATTGGAATTTTTCCGGCGTTAAAAAATATCCCAAACTCAGAGCGTCCAAGATTGCGAATATAGATTTTGGTCAGGTCAGCGCGTCATTGTCCGCTTTGGCTGGCGCGCAGTTAATATCACCGGATGATGAACTTGAAAGATGGATCAGGAAAACATTTGATCTGCCTGAAGTTTCTGAGGAAGATGCCAAGGAGAAGCGCAAGGCAAAAGATTTTCATGATTCGAGCATTCATATACATGAGTTTTCCGGTGACTGGAGTGAGGGGGAACCGTTTTCCAGAGAGCTGACTCCCTTGGAAAAGAGCATAAACATGAAAGAAATAGAGTCTAAAATCAGGACAGCCAACAATGATATTATAAAAATGGCCGATGATTTCAGGGGAGAAATTATCACAAAACTCGTCAATAAGAACATGGGCCTTTTGACGAAAAAGATGTCTTTCGAGAATTTCTCTGCGTCTTTGGATAAGGTGAAACTGCCCCTGTCCGGCGCACTTGAGAACAAGCTCAGAAAGAGTTTGGTTGAGGTGTTTGACTATTCAAAAAACAAGGTCAGGGATGAATTAACAAATAAAAAGAAATATATTGATAGTGTAATAGAGGATCAGGATGAAACTAAAAAGGCGGTCAGGACACTGGCGACAATTGCTGTGGGAACTCTGGCTGTTAAACTCCTGACAGAGTGGAAAAGGGAAATGCTCAGACAACGAATGGCAGGTACGGTTGACAGCGAGGGGTTGGTTGCCAGCCTTGCGACCCTGACTTCGGGAGATTGGAAAAGAGAGGTCAGGGGCCGTGTCATGGAATCGTTCGGTTTGGCGCGAAACAGCGAAGCTAAGAAATACGCTGATCAAATAGATTATGTGATCCGATCCGAGGTGATGGATTCGAACACATGCAATCCATGCGCTAAGGTAGATGGGAAAAAATTTACATTGAACAGCCCTGAAGCAAGAGATTTCTTGAGAGGGCCATACGTACATTGCAAAGGCCGCGAGAATTGCCGTGGTATAAATATCTATGTACGAAAGGATGAGGAGTGAGCTATGCCATGGAAAAAGGAAGATGTGGACGAACATAAAAAGGGTTTGTCACCTGACGAAAAAGATAAATGGGTAAAAATTGCCAACAGCGCATTGGAAGAATGTTTGAAGGAAGGCAAGCTCGATGCTTCTGAATGCGAGGCTAAAGCCATTCGGATTGCCAATGGGCAGGTTGGCATGACAGAGAGATATTTCATTCATCTTGATGCGGATAAATTTTTCACAGAAACACGGGAGGTTGAAGGTAAAATACTCCGCAAGACATTGTTTCTATATACAGGACATTTCAAACATCCGGTGAGCGGTGAAATTAAAATAACAAAGGAGGGTCTTAGACACGGATTGAACAACTGGAAAAACGGGATCGGAGTGAAATATATTGATGACAGTGTGCCGGTCTTGCATTGTAATTATGATCATCCGAATAGTTATTCCACTAATCCTGAAGAGAATAAAAATTCAGGCTTGATCTATGATTTTACGCTGGAAGGAAACAAGCTTTTCGCATGGGTACTCTGGACGCCCAAGGCAGAGGAATACATCCGCAATAAAGAGTATTTGTGGATCAGTCCCGAATTCGCAAAGGACTGGAAAGATGAGGAAGGAGAGAGCCATGGTTTTACTTGTCTCGGCATGGCCCTGACAAATTATCCCTTCCTCAAGAAAGAACAATTTGCAGTAAAATTATCAGATGGTAAATTTGCTCAAATGTCAGAGCAGGAACTTTATTTGGAGGTAAACCAAATGACTGAGAAAGAATATCGCAAGCTTCTTGGAATTGATGACAAGGCGGACATCCAGGAGAGCATAATCGCGCTGACTGAATCCGCGAAACTTGTCACCGATGCAAGAAAACTCTTTGAGATGAAAGATGATGATGATTTCATCAAAACATTATCGAAGCATAAAGAAGAGGAAGAAAAGGCAGTAACCAGTTTCGCAGAGTTGCAGGCAACTGTCGGTGATATTGAGAAATCCGCAGAGGGCAAGATGTTTGTGGATAAAGCCGAATACACAACTCTCGTAGAGGATGCCGCGAAAGGTGTTAGGGCGTTGGAGCGTATCCAGTTCATGGAAGCCGAAAAAAAGGTAGACACGGAAATTGGATCAGGCAAAACACGCATAGCACCGAAGCAGAGAGAATGGGCGATAAATTATTGCCTGTCCGATCCCGAAGGATTTGAAAAATATCTGGAGAATGCACCGGTTGTAGTCAACACAGAAGTTAAGGGAAGCGGTGGCGACAATCCGGTATTTTCAGATGATCCCAGAATTGTTTTCCACAATGCCGTTCTGGCGAAGGTTGAAGAATCTGGGAACAAGCTGGACTATTCCGAGGCATCAGAGTTGGTCAAGGCTGAAAAGCCTGAATTATTCAAAGCCTGGCGGGAACTGAAATAACCTGAAAGATTAACAATAGGAGAATAATAATGTTATTTCAATCGAAAGGTACTCTTGTGCCTATCAAGGTAAACTCGGATCTCAGCGAAAAACAATTCCACGCTGTTGCCTTATCATCCGGCGTTGCCACCTGCTCGCATACCAAGGCCGATCCGGTTTTGGGTATATTGCAGGATGCCGTGAAGGGAACGTCAACCGACGTGAAAACCGCCTCTGTGCAGATTGATGGGATAACGCGCGCGGAGATTGGCGGCACAGTTGCTGAGAATGCGTATCTGATTGCAGACACAGATGGTCAACTGATTTCTGATGACGCCGCCGATCAATTTGTTGTGGGCATGGCGTTAGAGTCCGGTGTGGCCGGAGACATCATCGCTGTGGATTTAACCTGTAAAGGCCCGACCACAACGGCATAAATAGGAGACAAATAAATGATTTCCAGACATGAGATCCAGAGCGTTGATCCATACCTGACGAATCTTTCCATCGCATATGGAAACCGTCCTGATGGATTTATCGCTTCGAAGTTATTTCCCATTCTGAACACTGAGGGGAAACGAACAGGCCGTTACCGGAAATGGGGCAAGGGCTTGTTTCGGGAATACGAAGACGAAATGCCGCGCCTTGATCACGCGAACCGAATCCAGATAAACCTTGATGATGACGGCACATTTGCCTGCGTCGTGCGAGCCATGGAAGACGGCATCGCAGATCGGGACAGGGGAGAATTTATCAGTCAGAGCATTGATCTTGCCGAGGTAATCAATCGCTATCTGACTGACGCTGTTCTGGTCGGCCGTGAACGCCGCGTTGCGACGATCGCAGCCTCGTCTTCTTATATGACAAATTATTCAGCTTTGTCTGTTGCGGACAGATGGGATAATTACACGTCCGCCGACTCCGATCCTTTTGATGATGTGGATACCATGCGGGCCTCTATCCACTCAAAGACCGGTCTGCCGATGAATACGATCGTGCTCGGTCGTCAGGTTTATGACAAGGTAAAACATCATCCCTTGATTTTGGACAGGATCAAATACACGATGGCGGCCACAGGGAGAAATATCACGCCTGAATTACTTGCCGCCGCATTCGATGTTGAGACGGTGATCGTCGGAGACGCCCTTTATATCACGTCGAAGGAAGGACAAACGGAGACTCTCGGCTACATCTGGGGCAAGAATGTAATCGGAGCGTATGTCGATCCTGCTCCCTCCAATATGTCACAGACTCTTGGCCTGATACCGTCGGTATACGGGAACGCCGGTCTTGTCACGACACGATGGTATGATGAGGGGGCGGAGGGTGAATTTATCCGCGTAAAGGCCGATGAGGACGAAATCCTTGTCGAAGCTGATTGCGGTTATTTACTCCAAACAGTTGTATCATAACATTCACCAGCTGGCGGTCATTCATTGAGGGTGACCGCCTAAAACAAAGAGAGGGGCACCGGATGATTGTAGATTATCTTGTAAAGGCTCCCCTGAAGGTGAGCCGGAAAATGCACGCCGCCGGAGACCGGATCAGTCTTGATCGGGATAAGGAGCTTGAGCGGCTTGGCTATCTTGAATTGATTGGTAAACAGTCAACTCAAGAAAAGCCGAAAAAGAAAAAAGGAGAAAAACCATAATGAAGAAAATTAAGCTTGTCATTCTTGCGGCGTTGCTGCTGATGTCTGCTCAGATGGCAAACGCCCAATTTTGGCTCCCTCATTTTCTGGGAGATGTTAGCGGTGTGAGAGGACAACTCTTTATCCCTGTCGATACTGATTTGACTGCAGATATGTGGCTTTGGGGTGATACTCTCGGAGCAACAAGCGCATACTATCCTGACCAGCCAATGCAGATTGATGACATAAAAGTGTATCACAATTCCGACGCTGGTGATACTTTTTTTGTCAGGATCTACTCTTACGAGGCCGGAGCGGGAGCGCAACTTGTTGCCCTGACAGACACCTGCATCGGCACCGCGCCTGTTTTGCATAGTGATATATCAACCTACGGCACTTTGTCAGATACCTATGCGGTCATTACGCCGACCGAAGGGATGGGCATACAGTTTGATTTCCTTGCCGGTACGCCGAACGATGTATTCATCATGATTGATTATACATGGCGGAAAAAGGAGACACTTGAGTAATGTCACTAATATATCCTTTTTGCACTGTTGAGGATGTGGAGCGGCTCTCCGTACATGGAGAGGCTTTCAGTGTGTCCACACAACCGACGCTTGCGCAGGTCGGGGATTTCATCAGGGATATTGAAGGTCACATCCGGTCTGTTTTGACGCAGGCCGGATATGACCAGGAAAACTTGCATGAAATCTCTGGCACGGTGGCCCTTGCGATAACAGCCGGAGATGATGTCGATGTCGATGTGGCAACAGGACAGGGCGCGTCTTTTGAAGCACAGCAGACTGTGAAGATTGAGGGACTCACATCCGGCGTCCAGACTTGGGAATATGTGACCGTCAAAAGCGTGTCAGGTGATACTATCACGCTGACAACTGTAGAGAATAATTATGATATTGGGACGGTGACTCTTTATGTTGTCAATACAGCCCTTCGCATTCTCAGGGATCTGAACGCTCTCGGAGCGACAGCTAAAACAGAGGATTCCTATCTGACCGGAATGACTCGGTCAGATACAGAACATCAGTCAAAATACTGGAGCCAATATAATGGGAGTGAAAAAACACAATACGGGCTCTGGGCTATTTTAAATGTGAATGGTTTTCTTGACGGCGCGTCAATCACAACCGAATCTGTAGTGCGCGGTGATCTGGAATCGTATGGCAGGGAACATGAATCTGATGCGGATGTGGAGCCGTGGTTTACAAGAGACATGGAATTTTAGATGATTGGCGTTCTGGAATTAAAAGGCGTGAATGTCGATAAATGGGAGGCTGATTTCAGCCGGTTTCAATCTGAATTGAGCTACAAGGCAATCAAGAGGGCGGCGAAGGAGATCAGATATATATTCGAAAAAGCTGAAAAAGAACTATTCGAAACCGAAGGGAGATCAGGCAGACATTCGAAATGGCCGCCGCTTTCTGAAAAGTACAAACTCTGGAAAGACAAGAATTATCCTGGCAGGCCCATACTTGTGTTGAAAGGCCGGTTAAAAAAATCATTGGCTCAGATAACGCCGGACACAATTAACACCACATCTAAGTTTGGTGACAAGTGGATTATCAATATGGGTACAACGGTTGAATACGCTGAATATCATCAAAAAGGGATTAGATCGGGAACCGGCCGAAAGGTGCGCAGACCGATAGACCCATCCGATGAAGTAGCTCGTCTGATGATCAGGGCCGTGCAGAGGGAAGTTACAAAGGCGGCGAAAATATCGGGTGTATTTGATAATATCTATGAGGACGCACTTGCCAGAATGGACAGATTAAACTGATGACAGGCTGGAAGTATTATAAACCGCTTGTATTGAGCGGATCAGGTGGAGAGGAAACTGATATTAATTACAGGGTTTCAGTCACCTTCAATTCCAACATGCAGGCCGATTTCGCCGACATACGGTTTACAGATTCGGACAATGTGACCCTGCTCGAACAGTATCGAGAGAGCTATATAGAGAGTGACAGTGCGGTGTTCTGGATCAAGGTTCCCTCCGTGTCCGCGGGCGGTAAAACAATCCGCATGTGGTATGGGAATGCGGAAGTCTCACTGAAATCTGACGGAGAGGCAACCTTTCCGTTATTCGATGATTTCTCCGGTGATAACGGAGACCCGCCTGATGCAACAAAGTGGACAAATGTAGGATCTAATATAATTCAAGACAATACATTAAAGATGCATTGTGAAGGTGGAAGTGATAATAAAGTTAATTCTTTAACTGAATCTTATGGTGTATGCTATGGTATAATTGCGTCTATCAAAAATACTTCTACAATGAAGGAGCCATTTCGGTCAATAGGATTCACGAAATATCCTGAAAACAATATAGATATTTGTTATATTTTTAGAGGTGACGGAAGTGTGTCCAGATTTCAATCTACTGGTGCACAAGAAAATATCCCGTTAATATCTTTGAATGATTGGCATAAAGTGGAATTGCGGCGGGTATCAGATACGCAAACATTGTGTTATATGGATGGAACAAAGTATACGCTCAATGGTGATTCAAATACGTATGAGCGTGGATGTGGAATGACCTTGTATACGGTATATATGCCAACAAATGATTCATTATGGATTAACTGGATTCTCGTTTATAAAATCCACTCCACTATTTCGGATACTTTCCCGTCTCTGGGTGATGAAGTTTCTGTAGGCTTGACGGGCCGTGATTGGCTCTTTGCTTATCAAAATGATGTCACAGACTGGGGAACTCCGGTTAAAGCTTTGTCCGGTGATCAGATATTGCCTTCTACGTTCGGGCCTCTCGTGTCGAGCGCGGCGATCAATCCTGACAAGTGTTGCGGATTTTCGTGGAATAAGTATGTTTACAAAGGGCGAATATTATCAGAACAAACTATAAAAATGCCATTAAGGTATTCGGGCCGTCACTTTTCTTTTATCGCTCAGGTCATGGGTAAGGATACAGTAACGGGATCGGGTGTTTATACTCATCTTTTTGAGTTGCTTGATTCGGTAGATGGAAGCGGCTTATTTGGTACTCTGTATGCTTATCTCGGCAGGAGCGGGAGCAAGCAGATAGTGGAATATCCATCATCCAAACCGTTTTATTTTTCGATCGACGGCCCTGAATATGGGGGATATTTGTCACTGACAGTCAGGTTAATATCAGATACAACTAATTATAATACTGACGCTCTGATGACTACATCTGATTTTGACAGTGTGGATCATATACTTTTCGATAGTGATCTCCCGAAAATCATTCCGTTTGGCTCCCTGAGAGTCAGAGTAAATGATTTCGGAGATGGCGCGCTTGACACTGTGGATCAGGTGAAACCGGTCGGGATCAAGTACGAGGTTGAGAGACCGCAGGTGCGTGACTGGGTGGCAAGAGGCTCATTGGATGATGCTTGGAAAACGGATGAACCTAAAGAGACTCAAATCTCTGTCGAGCGGTTGACATTGGTTTTCCCTGACCTCAACACTTTGACTCATTTGGAAAAATACAAAGATCAGGAAATACGGAAGGCGGATCTATACATGCAATATAATTCGGATCTGAATTTATTGATCGAGTTTCCAGCCCTGTTTCCTGTGGTGCCTGATGCCAACTGCCTTGGGCAGTCTCGTATATCGCATCCGGTTGGTTTTGTCCCTTTGGAAGTTTTATCCGCGCCGACAGGCATGACATTAACAAAATGGAATATAAAGATAAAAGATGGGAATGCAAACGCCTATCAATGACAGGTGAATAAATGGCAGAATTTACCGAGGGAATTGTACGATACATGGCGGCGGCTCTTGCCGATGGGACTACGGGAGTCAATGCTCAAATAACAGCGATCAATACGGCATACAATGATGGTATCACGGTGCCTCAAAATCTTGTTGTTTATGAGGGAAGGCGATTTTCCATTGGTCACAAACTGCCGTGTTGTGTGATCTGGCCCGAATCAATGTCAGCAGTCGAGCCAACCAACGGCCTAACAATAGACGCAACGCATACCATGATGGTTTGGAGCGTTGTCTCATCGAAATTGACTGAAAAGAATTTGTCTAAAATCCTATGGCGGCACATGCTGGCAGTTTACCGAGCTATCAGGGCAACGCATAATCTTGACGGTGAAATTGATATATGTAAATTCGCTGGGTGGACTTTTGACAGCCCCTGGGCATCTGTCGATGAAAAAATATATCTGGAAATAGGTGGCGGCATCTATACAATACAAGATGAGGAGGAAGTATAATGACAACATCTAACAGGCAACCGCCGAAGGGATATAAATTGGCGGTGGCAAAAATGAACGCCGGTATCTTCGGGCGTTCACCCGCGCCGATCCCGCTTGACCCAAAGGACGGCAGCAGCATTCTTGAAGGGCATTTGTATTTCATTCCGCAAAAGTATGATTACGATCATGAAATACTGAAATGGGATGGGAAGAAAAGCAGGCTGGTGAATGAATGCATCTTTGCGCCAGTAAAAACAAAGTCAGGAGGAAAATGAAATGGCCGCTTCTGTCACTTCAAAATCACTCATAGTTGGGATCGAACAGACAGCCTCGACATGGGGAACGCCTGTTGCCGTAGGCGCGAATGATCTCGTGCTTGTCAATGGGTTGGGGCCGTTGCTCCCGCCGGCTGAAATTGTCCCTGATCCTTCGGCTGGTTATGCTTGGCACAAATACATTGAGAAATGCAGGGAAAATGTCACGCCGGAAATCACAATGCCTATGCGTTACTCCGGCCGTTTGTGGTCTCCTGTCGCTCAGTGCATGGGACTTGATACAAAAACGGGATCGGAAGATCCTTATACGCACGTATTTTCTCTCCTTGAGGCGATCAATGGATCGGATCTGTTCAGTACAATTGTCGCGCAACTTGGGCCGTCAGGGAGCGAGATGCTCTTTGAATGGCCGTCAGCTACGCCTACAGGATTCACCATTGACGGGCCTGACGGCGATGGTTATATGAGCTTGTCTGTCGGGTTTATAGCAGATACCGTAAATCTGGGAGCGGATTGTACAAATACGACCAGCGACATTGATAACCTGACACACATGGAAATCTCATCCGCACTGCCTGGTGTCATCCCGTTTGGCTCTCTGAGTTTCCGGTTGAACTCACATGCTGGCGGGGCGTTGGCTGGCGGTGACGCTTTAAAGATCCGGCATTTTACCTTTTCCTTTAAACGGGGATTTGGCCCTGAATGGACAGCGAGGGGTGCGCTGGCTCAGGCATGGCAGTCTGATGAACCGGTTGAAGAGGGTATACCGGAAATGTCCCTGATGATTGAGCTTGGCGATCTGAATGATCTGACGCATCTGGAATATTACGACGATGAGACGGCTCTCAAATGTGATGCGACATGGACACTGAGCGGTGATCATTATGTCAAGTTGGAGATCCCTAAAATGTTTCCAGCTGTTCCTGACGCAAATGCCGAGGGAGCCTCTCGAATCCCGCAGACATTAAACTACATGGTGATGGAAGCTCTATCAAATCCGACAGGGATGTCGTTTAACCTGCCTCAGTTGACAGTGAGCGATCCAAACGATACAGCTTATGAATAAATAATAAACGAGAGAGGGTGAAAAATGTTAGACTTGACGAAAATAGGAAAATCTGTTGTGGTTAAGTACGGTAAAGATGAGACGTACACAATCAATTTTGTCACGGACGAAAGAATCAGGCAGCTGGCAGACCGGAAAAATATCGGCATGGAATCAATCCTCGATCCAAACAGGGACAGTGACGATAACAAGGATGAGAAGGATGAGAAAGTCGATCCCAAAGACACGATTGTGATCAGTGTCATGAATGCCGTTTTCAACACGGACTTTGTCACGTCTGTTGTCTGTGAGGCATGCACTGACTGGACAGGCATCTATGAGGGCAAGAAACCTTTCCCTTGTACGGACAAAAACAAAAAAATGTTATTCGAGACTTTTGGAAACAGGGCATTGTTTGTTTACAGAAAATGCAGGGATGAAAAGCTTTTTATGGGCGGCAGGCTTGAGGATGATTTAAAAAATTGACCACCTTCCTGAATCATCGTTTGCGGTATCCTTACGAAACTGAGGAATATTATCAAAAGCTGATTCGGGAAGGTCATACAGAATTGGTCGTGCCAGATCTGCCAAAATTAAATAACAGGAACAGGCTTGCGGTCGAAGTGTGGAATTTAATATCAAGTTTCCCGTCCATGACAATAATGGAGGCCGCAGACATACTGGGAATCGAAGTGACAAAAGCTGACCTGTATTCGATTGGCTGGAAGGTGGTGCATATTAACAGATTGACGGAAAAATTCAAGCAGGAAGAAATTGAAAAAGAGAGACAACGGATTGAGTCGGCATCAATGGCAGCCCAGACAAGAGCAAGGATGAGATAGAATGGCCCTTGAGTTTAAATTAATCATTGATGATAAAGGGACAGCCACGATCAAGAAGTTCAGGGATACTTCCAATAAGGCTATCTCTGACATAGAAAAGAAGTCCGCTCAATCAGTTAAGAATCAAGAGAAACGATACAAGAGGCTTGGCGAATCTCTGAGAAAGTACCGGTCTGTCGCTTTTGGTGCCTTGGCGGCGGCTGGCGTTGGAGGGATGCTTGCCAATCTTGCGTCTGAGGCAGAAGAAACGCAGAGCAAATTTAATGTCGTCTTTGGAAATCTGGCAAGAGAAACAAACGCATGGGCCGAAAGTTTTGGCCAGTCAGTTGGCAGGGCAAGAACGGACATCAAGGGTTGGATGGCCGAACTCCAGGATACTTTTGTCCCTCTTGGAAACACAAGAAAGGCGGCTTCTGAATTCAGTAAATCTATTGTTACTCTTGCAGTCGATGTCGCATCGTTTAATAATAAAGCCGATGCTGATGTAATTCGCGATTTTACATCTGCCATAGTTGGCAACCATGAGACTGTCAGGAAATACGGAGTCATTATATCTGAGGCCACCTTGCAACAGGAGGCCCTTGCAAGCGGCTTGATCAAGACAAAAAGACAATTAACGGCGCAGGAAAAGGTACAAGCAAGGGTAAATCTGCTATTTAAGTACACGAAAGATGCTCAGGGCGATGTAATAAGGACGGCAGATTCTTACGCGAATAGGGTCAAAAGATTAAGATCAGAGGCCAGGGATCTGGGGGAAGACCTCGGAAAGTTTTTAATCCCTGCCTTCTCCCAGCTTGTGGAGTGGGCCGGAAAGGGCATCGAAGCAGTTGAGAAATTTCTAAAAACGATTGATGTGACAACAGAAGAAGCGCAGATAAAAAGGACTCTTGATGCAGCTATTAAAGCGAATGCTCGAATAGAGGAATTGATAAATAGCAGAAAAGAAGTTGCTATTTCAGCTGATAAAGAAGAAGAGGCTTCGGCAGTTCAGAAATTTTTAAACATTGGAAGGGGATTACATCTTGCTTATATAGATGCATACCAGTCTATAAGGGGAGAAGTTGAACCGATATATAATTATCTATTTGATGAACAGCAAGCTATCAATATCGAAATGTCCAAGATGGGCCCAATTGCAGGGATGGCAAGGGCCGAGTTTGAATCATTGGTTAATACAGATAAGGAGTTCGCAAAATCTATTGCTTCTGGCAATATCCCCCTTGAGATGCAAAAAGAGTCTTTGACAGCACTGATTGAAAGGCTGGAGAAACGGCTATCATTGGTAAAAGAAACAAATGCCGAAGAGGGGAAGGCTGGGGCTGGCATTGGCGGCATTGATCCAGAAGCGGTAAAAGCTTATGCCGATCAAATAGTACGGTCAGCTAACGCTGCATTGGATATGAAAGGGGGGTTAATAGAATCATCCGAATATATTGATACCTTGGCAGAAACGGATATTTCACCAGAAGATAATATCTGGGATAATTATAAAGATGGAATTCAACAGGCGTTATCAGATCAGCAAATAATGGTTGATCTCGTCGGTTCTCTGGCGCAGGGTATCACCGGCCCCATTACAGCAGGCTTGACCGATATGATCAAAGGAACAAAAACGATCAGTGAAGGATTTAAAGCGATTGGCACTTCGATTTTGCAAAATGTTGTTAGTGCTTTGACCGAGGCTATTATAAAGGCCACTATATTCAAGGCTGTATTTGGATTTTTCGGCGTTCCATTTTTTGGGTCAGGCGGGACTGTTGGATTTGGTCAACTGGTTCCGGCTGGCGTTCCTATGGCTAAAAAGGGCGGCGTTCTTGTTAGTGGCTTACCGGCTCCGGCTGGTATTCCCAAATTTGGTTCAGGCGGAATTGTTGAGTTTGGTCAACTGGCTCCAACAGGCTTTCCCAAATTTGGAATAGGTGAGACTGTTGGATTTAATCAGTTGGCTCCGGTTGACGTTCCCAAATTTGGCATTGGTGGGTATGGGATCGGAGGGCGAACAATTCCAGGGAGTGACGAGGTCTTAGTAGGGATACAGCCGGGCGAAGGCGTTTTGACACGCCGGACGGTTCAACGACTCGGCGGCCCTGAAGGCGTTGACGCATTGAACAGAGGAGCCACAACGAGTGGCGGGAATACGATAAACATTACGATCAATACGAAAACAGTAGATGAAAATTTTGTCCGGCGGAGGCTCGTGCCAATGCTGAAAGATCTTGATTTAAATCAGAGAGTTTCGATTGCTTAACGCCAGTTCAAATTTTGAAACTTTGAACAATCTGACTGAAAAGGAGCCTATCTTTACGATTCAGTTTGACGGTGTGGCAACTGTATTTTCATCTGGGCCATACGCCGATGCGGGAGCGTCAACAAAACAGCTTTTGATAGATCTCCAGCGAATTGATACGGATACGGATCAACAGGCATTCAAGACCCATCTGGGTGGTTTTACATTTTCTATCCTTGACAAAGACGGGGAAATCCGTTCCCTGCTTGCCAATCCTCTGGCAGATAAAATGGTGACTGCTAAAACCGGCTATCAGGGATTGAACCATGCGGACTTTGTATCTTTGCCGGTGGCTTATGTTCAGAGTTATGGTATAGAGCCGGATCTATTGACATATACTTTCAAGTGCCGTTACAAGCTTTCCCATTATCGTACTATCTTTGGAAACATGGGTAAAACGGTATTGACTAAAGCGATTGAGGCGGAAGATGAAATGATAACCGGCGGCGATGTGGAAACAGCCGTACCGGTGATGAATGGAGTTGAACTTACAGATGTCGGTTGCGCTACATTGAAGGATGCGGGTCAGGCGCATGGCGGCTCGTCGTCGGCGAAAATGACCGGCACGAATTTCGGGGGGCAAACCGAATTTTCAACTTATTTTGAAAATAGCTATTTTTGCGGTTTGGATTCTGGGGCCGATTATGATGTGTCTATCTGGGTATACAATCCAGCCGGACAGGATCTTGACAGGGTGCGGCTCTATTATACAAATAGCAGCAGCGTCGATGTGTTGTTAGATACAACTCTCGTGACAGGATCTTGGGTAAAATTGACCGGAAGCATCACAGGCTATATGGAGAAATGTTTATATATTGTGGCCGATGATCAGGATGCTGGTGGCAACATCTTCACCGAATTTATTTACGTCGATGACTGGTCAATCATACGCAAAGATACAGAAGTATATGGTGATGATATTTCTGGGTTCTCGGCGGCTGGTGCGGCTCCGTGGGATGCGGATACTTATATCAAAATAGATAATGAGGTTATAAAATATACGGCTAAAACAACATATTTTACCTGTGTGCGCGGACAGCTCGGTACCGAAATTGCCCACCATGACATAGGGGCGGAGATCCGCGAAGTCATTGTGGTCGAGCAATCCGATCATGGTATGGAATTTCTTTTGAATCTTCTTACGACCACAGCCGCGGGAACTAATGGAGATTATGATCTCGGCCTTGAAAATTGGGGCCTTGGCATTGATATTGACTTTATTGACATATTGAATTTTAAAAACGAGATGGGTGATAAGGGGAAATGGGGCGATGACGGGGCTGGAAACAATGATTTTAAAATGGCCTACACACCGAAAGCAGAAGTCGAAAAAGGTCTTGAATGGATTGAGAAAAACATCCTGTCGTTAATCCCTGCCTTTTTTGTCTTGACCGAAACAGGCAAACTCGGAATAAAGTTCTGGGATATTTCGGCTAATAAAATCGGAGGCGAAACTTTAACAGAAGATGATATTTTGGAAAGTCCGGTAGCTGAAATCCTTACGAGTAATATTATATCTCATGTCGAGTTGAAGGGGGCTTACAACGCCGCGTCCGGCACGTGGCTTGATTATGTTGTTTACACTTGTGATGAATGCGTTGCTATCTGGGGAGAAAAGAAGTGGCTGAAACTGAAAAGCCTCTGGCATGACTCACCTTTGTTTGGTGACAGTTTCCGGCTTGACAGAATGATCGAGCGGATCTTCGGACGGTTCGGAAACAGCACTCTTCGGGTGCATGTGTCCTCATATTTGAAAAGACAGCTCCTACAAGTGGGTGATATGCTGAATGTGTCTCATGCCAAGTTGCCGGTGTTTCGGGATGGATCGATCGGATGGACAAAAGAGTCTGGTGAAATTACATCCATTAATATGGCTTATCTGGCTGGCCGGATCGCAACTGAAATGTCGATTGATAATTACTACGGCGTGAATGAGGCGGATATACAGGATATACACGTTTTTGAACAGGCCGATCTTGACAGGGCAACCTTGACAGAGGATGCAAACCATGCACAGGGCACTCTGCAAGCGGCTGATGCATACATTGATCAGGCAACATACAAAGCCACTAATGTAATGGTGGAAATCGAAATAACGCAACCAGGGGAAGCCGGAGGCGATACAGAGGAATATATCACACTATACATCAAAGTGCAGAATCCGGTTAATACAGATATAAAAGAAATCGAGAAGCGATTTTATTATAACGAAACGTCTGATGAAAAAGTGACGCGGCAATTTTACGCTCTGGGGATGACCAGCACGACCTTTGCGCGGATTCGTGTGGATTGGACGGCGCATTCTGATACATTCCCACCGACTGATGTGACAGTGAAAAAAGTTGTCTTATGGGATTTTAAGGGGACAATATCATCATGATTGAAATTTTGATTATCGTTATTGCCACAATTGCAAATGCTCTTTGTGATGTCTGGATCAGGCGGAAAAATGGTGTCGGATGGTGGCAGTGGCACATCCCGAAGTGGATACATTTTTACCCTCCGTTAATATATATATTAAATAATAGATACCCATTGACAAAAGAATGGCCTGTATGGATTGTGTTGTCTATTGTCTGCTGGTTGCTCTGGCGGTCGATTTATCGAAATTGGTTTAATTTGGGAATCAGGAAATGGGATACCCGCTAATAACATGCGGTACAATCAGGGTGGATTTTGACCGGCATTTCAATGTCTGGAAACCGGCGCGGATCGAATCAAAGGCCGTGAATGAGGCCGCATCGGGAAAAACCGAAACGCTGACATTCTATGAGAGGTGGAAAGTTGAGGCGGCGATACGCCGGTTGAAAGGTGAAACGATCCTGCAATTGGAAGCTTTTTACAGGGCGGCGAAAGACGGCACATCATTTTCGATGTGGTGGGATCGGTCGCTTGGATTGTGTGCTTTTTTTGAGGACGGGCTTTACACCATTGATGGGGATACCGGTACATTCAGCCGTTCGGTTGCCGCTCATTATGTTGGACGCGATGGTTTATTAAAAGAAACGGCGAGTGGAACGCCGCGATACCCGTCTGGCAAATTTGGCGGCGGCTTGTTGCTTGAGGGAAGCAGCGCGAACGCATTGTTGTATTCTGAGCAGTTTGACCATGCAACATGGGTAAAAACTAATGTAACTGTATCGGCAAATACAACAGACATAGATGATCCAAAGGGCGAAAATAACGCTGATAAATGCACGGCAACGGCAAATAATGGGACAATTGTACAAACGCTGTCCGGCGCAGTTGGCACCAATGATGCTTGTCTGTCTGTTTGGATGCGTGCTGCTGTTGGATGCGATGTAACATTAACGATAACCGATGATGCAGGATCGTTTACCGAATCGAATGAATACAATATAACATCTGAGTGGGTACGATATGAATTGGCCTATGAGAATACAGGCGCGTCAAATCCCAATAACTGGAAAGTGCAAATTACACTGGATAATAATGGAGATATTGTTTACTTATATGGGGTGCAACTTGAAGGCGGGGCGCACAAAAGATATGCAACGGGGTATATGAAAACTGAGGCTACGATAGCAACAAGATTAGAAGAACAACTGGTTTACACTATAATCGAGGGACGACATTTTAACAGATTAAAAGGATTGATATCATTTTGGGAGTACCACAATTGGGAATATGACGAAGGAGGAGGGGGGGGAGATGATCCTGTTCGTGTTATGCTGCAAATTACAGACTTGTCCGACAATCCGGTGTTGACTATTTACCGCAATGATAGTAGTAAACTGATTGTAAAAATAGAGGATTTGGCCGGAAATGATTACACGGCGGAATCAGTAACAAATTTACCGCATAGACAATGGAACCATATTGCGTTTGCATGGGACATAACAGATAGAATATATACTCCGCCGACATGGCATGCTGGATATTTATATCTAAACGGATCAGGTGAAAATTGGATGATAATGAATGATGAGATATTGCCGCCAACTCCGACAAAATTATATCTCGGCAATTCTGCGGCTGGCAGTCAGGAAGCCGATTTTATCATAGATGATTTGATGATTTATCTGGAGGCCGACGGAGGCATTGGATCAACAAATACTACAGTAAGCCGCATTTACAATGCCGGAAGGTCTCTCGGATTAAGAAGAAATTATTTTTCAGATTTACAGCTCGCAGATAATAAATTTTCACCAACTCTTTTAGCTGGTGGTAAAGTGTACGATTTTGAACTAATCGCAGAGGAGGTTTTATAATGACAAGCAGAGGAAGAAAATGGCTGGGCTTAGCAATTGCAGCCCTCGTGATTTTTGTTTTTTTGGTTTTTGTAACAGCTTCAAATGCGCAGGGAGTTAAAAAAGTATGGCCCCTGAGCGCGGACGGAGAAACAGCGGGTTTTATCTACATCCCGAATCAGGACACGGTATACTCAGAGGTCTTTGAATCATATCCGGTTATGTCATGCCAGTATGCCGTAAAAGATACAAACAGCCGCGACAGTTGCGATATTGCCCTGTACGTACAGGCTTGCCCTGATACATCATTGATCAGCACAGAACAGGCGGCTTGGGAAACGGTGCAAACAATATCAGCGGCCCTGACTGACACGACCGCAAATCCGTTTTACAACATCACATATACGCCGGTGCCGCCCGCTTTTTTCTATCGTTATATGGGAGTTGGCGGCTCTGATAACGGAATAGGCACTCGGCTGTTGATAACTCAGGCGAATTACGAAGCGACACGGAGGCGATAAAATGAAAAAATTAACGATCATTTTATTGATGATGGCAGCCTTTGTTCCATCTCTCTATGGACAGTATTACGGTCATATAGGATCTATCTCATTTTTCCCGACAACCGACACAACCTATGTCAATAAATCTACGGGGATGTGTTATGTATACAATGGCAAATATTATGTCGGCGACGGAACCTATCTGATTGAACTGGCCTATGGCGGCGGCGTAGCCGGTGACTATCTCAAGAAGGATGGAAGCGTCGCTCTGACTGCTCCGTGGGACGCGGGTGCATTTCGAATTACGGCAGACACCTTGACCGGTGATACATATGGAAGCGATGGCTCCGTATCAGATGCCGAATTGCTATTTATCAATTCTCTGACAGGGAACGTGCAAGACACCTTGGTTGCCATACGGTCAGATGTTGGGACGGTGGAAACAACTGTTTCTGATCACGGTGATACATTAACCGCACATCTTACTCGTTTCAACACGGTAGACGATACTACGGCAGCTATAAGGGCGGACATTCAGACCAACACGGCCGATATTTCGACCAATGCAGATTCTTTATCTGCTCACCTTTCACGGTTTAACACGGTCGATGACACAACAGCCGCTTTGAGAACTGATATTCAAACTAACGCGGCTGGGATTGCAGAAAACGCAGATAGCCTGGCAGTTCATCTCACCCGTTTTAACACGGTGGATGATACGACTGGAGCGTTACGCACAGACATTAACCAGAGGGCATTGGACGCTGACGTGCTCAAAAAAGACGGGTCGGTTGCGCTGACGGCAGATTGGAACGCCGGATCGCATCGAATAACAGCGCAATCTTTGGCAGTGGATACGGCATTTGTCAGCGCAGAAATACAAATCACCGATGGCACGGATGCTATCGGAATCAATAGCAGTGCAATTACTATCTTGACTGACAACGCTGGCGCGGCCCACAATCTTGCGTCTTTTGCGGATGCGACTCAGGCTAAACCTGTATACATCAAATCAAACGGAGAGATAGAGACAGCTGGTAATATCAAGGGAGCGACTTATGCTTCGGATGGATCTGTCTCTGACGCGGAGCTGAAATATATCAACACTCTGTCATCCAATGCACAGAATCAGATTGATGGCAAACAGGCAACCCATACCAATTTGACTGGCCTTTCATCTCTCTCCTCTACCGGCCTTGTGGCAAAGACAGGCGCGGGGACTTTTACAGAGCGAACCTTGACCGGAACCGCCGATCAAATTACAGTAACAAATGGGAATGGTGTTAGCGGCAACCCAACCATTGCTTTTGTCACTAATCCGATACTTGCAGGAAATCTCACCGTCCCTAACGGCGGGACAGTAGGAGCCGCCACAAACAAGTGGACGTTTGATGACAGCAACAATGATATATCCACAACTGCTAAGGTTGGCATTGGGGAAGCTTCGAATCCTCAATCAATACTATATATAGAACAAGCTAATGATGGTGGAGATACTAAAGTTATAATTCGTAATTCAGATAGTCCCTCTACCGACGAAACTTCTACTATAAGATTACAACCTGGAGCTGTTCATAGTTATGATGTTGCTCCTGGTATTCAAGCGTATAAATTGGGAACTGGTGCAGGAACAGCTTTACGAGATTACGGTTTAAAATTACAAGTTACAAATAATGATGAAGTTGTTAATGGTATAACAATATTAAATACTGGCTACGTCGGCGTCAATATAACAAATCCCACTGACGCCAAGCTCGTCGTAGCCGGAGATCAGGGCGCATCAGGCTATATTGGCCTGTATGCCGATTCTTCTGATGACAACGCAGACAGATGGAGATTTGAAGCCGAAAACGGCGCGGACTTCAACCTGCAATCCTACGCAAGCGGCTCGTGGGTGGACAAATTTAGTGTAACGAATACAGGTGACGCGATTGTTGCAAATGACCTCACAGTGCTTGGAAACATTATAGGTACTACCTGCTATGGCGAAATGGGAAATGAGTATGGATCAAGCGCGACAGAAGTCTTGGGCGATGCCAACTGGCATGCTATGTGTCATGCAAATATATCCGGCTCTGCCCCTCACATGAATAGCGGTTTTACTTTTGTAGCCGGTAAATCGGGAACAATTGCATCATCCTCAACCGACCCTGGCTCGACAGTCACTTTTACCGATGTTGATCATGGCTTGTTAGCTGGTGATTATATTACGCTCAACACAATGAGTGACGCATCGTATAATGGAGTTTATGAGGTGCAGTCAGTAACAGACGATACATTTACGATCAATGAAACAAACACAGAGGCGAGCGAGACCGGTACGTGGCAGATGGGAGCGTATTTACTCGTCGGCACATCGGGTGTATACAAAGGCACGTGGAGTGCCAGCTTTACGCAATCCCTGAATAACACACAAACAACGATTGTATCACCTTTTGTTAATACAACACAGGCAACGAAAGCTACATCTGTCCATATGCTAAACAACAATTCGGATACAGGCGGTTTCAGCGGTAACGGCAATATGTCATTTACCGCAGGAGATCGTATCTGGTTCGCCGTGCAGACATCCGCCGCTCAGACCATAACATTCCTCGTGCGTAATCTTTCAGTAAGGTAGGAGGCAGGACCGATGAAAAAGCACACATTATTTTTAACCCTCATTTTCTCAGTTGTTTTGTTCGGCGGTTGCATGGCGCAAACGCATGAGGTTGCAGACACGACATTGCAAAAGCACTGGGAGACGTTTCCCAATGCAAGGCCGCTGCTGAAGCAACTATTCCCCGACCTGTTCAAGCTGGCGGTTCTGGATACAACACTTTTCGGCGGCTGGAAGATTTACAGGGCGAACGGCGAAGATTATTACGCAGTGCAGAAGAATGGGGCCAACTGGATTTCATTGATTGAGCTTGGGAATGAACAGGGATCTGGATATGCAAAGGCATTCATTAACGGTGATTCTCTTTTGGTATTCGGACGGTCAGTTTCCGGTTCTGTGCCGGATCATATACAGGAATTGATTGACAAACTTAATAAATAATAAAAACAGGAATAACTTATGCAAGGGGTTAAAATGCCTTTGAAAGTTTACGGAGAAAATGTGCACTGGCGTATCCAGAAACCGAAAACTGTTGTGGGTGTTATTGCGTGGATTACTTTAGCAGGTTTGATATTGGGAGCTATAACAGGTGTTTTCGCTTTTTACCAAACCACGCAAACCACCACATCAAAAGTTGACCAACTGGAACTTGAGCAGGCACTTTTGAAAATCAAGGTCGATTCGCTGGAGGCGATGACCAACACGAAGCTGACCACCAACCGCCTTATTTTGCATCAGATACTACGCAACACATCCATGAATGGAGACGATGCAGATAAATATATTGAGCAGGTGGAAAAAGCCGAAAAGGAAAGCATTCTTTTAGCAGACAAACAGCGGAAAGAAAGAGAAGCTGAGATTTTCCGAAAGGAAAGCAAGAAGATCGAAGATGGATAATTTTAAAGGCGTACATCATGGATATTTGGGGCTTCTTATGATGGCCCTGTCGTTCTTTTTAATTTGGTCTCATGTGTCTACGCTGGTCGTGTCTCTGGTTTTCGTTTTGGGATTGATAATTTTTACGGACGATTTTTATCAGCACCTGAGACAGAGGAAAAAACCGGAATACCATTCTCCATTGCATCGACTTTTTCGGTTTGCTTATGGCTGGCCGATATTGAAATGGCTGGATAAATTGTTTGGGAAAGGGAAATAAATCGAATGACTAAAATTGATTTATGTTTGTACCGGATAATGTACGGTGATCATGGAGCGATCGGATTTTTGGCAATCCCTTTTGGAAATGTCCGGCTTGGACAAGCAACTCCCATCTGCCTTACTTTGGAGCCTGACTGGAAAAATAATGAGCCTTTTATGTCATGTATTCCGTCTGGCACATACATGATAAAACGAGTTGAATCTCCCAAACATGGAATCACCTTTGAAGTGACTGGAGTCAATGGGCGGACGCACATACTATTCCATAAAGGGAATAAATCAAGTGATACACAAGGCTGTATCCTGACAGGCGAAAAATTTAATTTTGCAGACGGCCAGCCCATCATGCAGGAGAGCAAACATGCTTTTGACGAGCTGATGAATTACTTAAAAGGAAAGAATGTTGCAACGCTTGAGGTGATCGGAAACAAGGCCGTTGAATCTGACATATTGATTGACAAAATCATTAAAAGAAGGGATGTTTCAAAATTAAATAATATAACTTATAAGGAATTGTCACTTGAGGAAAAACTAAAATGGAAAACGGTCGGGATCATTGAGGCTTTGAAGTCTGGTTATGCAATGCAGAAATCAATGGAGAAAGGCCCGCCCAAACCATTGTGGAAAAGGATTGTATTTGGTATTGTTAATCCAATATATATAGCTGGGCGAATCATTATCGCTAAGTATGGCATCAAACTAACGTTTTAAAAGGAGGCAAAAAATGAACTGGATCAAAGGCAAGCGAACGTATATTATCGGATTCGGAATTATCCTGATCTCGGTAATATTATTGGTAACAAAACTATCTATTAACCAAATACCCGATTTCGTTTGGGTGTTGCTGAATGGAGCCGGACTTGCCGCTCTGCGCGCCGGTATCACATTCATGTCGAAAAATGATAACAAGGGATGGAAATCCTACGGGGCGGCTATCGGGCTGACTGTCTGCGGACTCCTGAAAATGTTTACCGGTATTGAAGCACCGCCAGAAGTCATGCTGGCGTTTGACGGTTTGGGTATTGTGGGATTGAGGCAAGCGATCGAAAAAATAAATACAGTGAAAAAATAGCCCTCTCTCGCCCAGTTCCACGGCCCCTCTGATAACATCCAGAGGGGTTTTTTTTGTGACAAAATCTTCATATTTGAGATGTCGATTTTCCTTGACAATCATATAATAATGTCTTATCTTGTTAGTGACAATAAACAACACAACCAAAAAGAGAGGGGTGCAAAAATGAAAGCCAAATACCATGTACAAGTAGGCAAAACCCAGAGTGATGATAGGATGACGTGGATTATCAGGGGTTTGCACAGCGAAACAAGACACATCGTTGTAGAAGCCGAAGACATAACAGAAGCCTGTAAAGAGGCGGAACGAGTAATGATGGGTTGGCCAGGTAAAAAAAATAAAAACGGCTACAATCTAAGCTGGGCAATCGACGGCCATCCCAAAAAGCGAGGATCTCATATTGGGCCGATGATCGGATAAATCAATATAAAGAGAGGGAATGCAATATGAGTAATTTTGATCATGTGAAAATAGGTGCGCGGGTGGGTGTGTCTTATGGCGACGGCTCTGTCCTGAATGATGCAGACTGGGTTGTGATAAAAAAGATTGAAGATACTGTTGGTCAGCATTTAATATTAAAAAATAAAAAGTCTGGCAAGGTGAATGAAATCCACTCGCTCGTAACATCCGGCAAGGGCTGGTATCTGCTGGATAAACCCAAACCAAAACAATCAAAATTTGTGAGAGTTTCCAAAAGTGTGACTTATGAGGAGGCGCGAAAAATACTGATGCGCATATATCTTGCAGACGGGCAATCATATTACTCTATGCCTACATTTGTAAGCGGCGGCATAATCAGCGCGCAGTATGATGATGATACCGGCATGCTTGATGTATGGTCAGATTGTGTTGGTGAAACCATGATCGAGTATTTCTTAAATCTAAAAGGAGATGGTAAAAATGAAACCGATTGAATACAGAATCAAAATGAATATAACGTCAAAATAACTTGTGGAGGTTAAAATGAAAATCTTAAAACGTTACAAAGAACCTAATGCTGAATGGTTTGAGACTTCTTTGGATGAATGTTTAGAACGTACTGAAAAATCAGGTTACTGGAAACCAGGAACAGTAAAATCAATATTGGATGAAGGTAATATTGTTTTTACTCCTTTTGCTGAATATAAAAAAGTATAACACAAGATCAGGCCGCAAGATCCTTCCAGGTCTGCCTGTCTACGTGGCGGAATTGGGAGAGGGCAGGAGAATTTCCACGAAACATAAATGAACTGGCAGAATACAAATTGAGTGACACGAGATATGACAAAAACTTAACTTGATTTTTAAAACTAAAATCATTATCATTATACAGACATTGAAACGGGGATGTAATGAACTCAACAGACATTAAATTAAACCAAATTAAAAAGCCGGTAACTCCGTCTCATTGCATCCCCCATTGCCTTAGGAGTTATCGGCTTTTGCTATGGGGGCGCTAAAATGGACAGCATAATTGAGTTGTCATGCCCGAAGTGCGGTGATATAACCGATTTTGAAATTGACCTCGACATGGCTCATTGCCTTGAATGCGGTTACTCAATGACAGGGTTGGAATTGGATATAGCCATGTCAACACAGGAAACCGAAAAAATGGAGGGGCGGATAAATTATTTTAATAATCTGGATTAAAGAGAGAGGGCGACATGCAAGAAGAGAAAACAAAAGAAAAGCAGAAGAAACTACCGGCTAAACAGAAGCCGAAAAGCATCACTCCATCAACACCTCAAGACCTGTTGGCTCTGGCTGTTCAGAAAGATTTGGACATGGAAAAGCTTGAAAAGCTGATGGAGTTGCAAGAGCGATGGGAAGCCGGAGAAGCGAGAAAAGCATTTTATCGGGCCTTGTCCGAATTTCAATCTACTGTGCCGAACCTTGTGAAAGACGGGGAGGTGGATTTTACCGGTCAGTCGGGAAAGCGAACCCATTACAAGTACACGCCTCTTAGCTCTATCGTGACTCAAATACGCGACCTTATGTTTGCGGTTGGACTGTCATACCGCTATGAGATCCAGAGTGAGGAATCGAGTTTGACAGTCCGGTGTATCGTATCCCATGTCATGGGCCACAGCGAAACAACAGAAATGAGGGCTCCGACAGATACATCTGGGATGAAAAACATAATTCAGGGGTTTGGGTCAACAGTGACTTATCTTGAGAGATACACACTGATTGCCGCGCTTGGGCTGGTGACTGCGGATGAGGATAATGATGGCCGAGTGGATGAGAGGGCGCATCGCACAGAAACCAGAGCCGCGAAGAAAAATCAAAGTCAGGAAAAACCAAAGCCTGAAAAATCTGAAAATGATGTGAATGAAATCTTCCCTGACAGGAAGGAGATGACAGAGCGGCTGTATGCCTGGCTTTTGGCAGAGGCGAATAATGAGCCAAAGGGTATGGGTGTGATTATTAAACGACTCACAAAGGGATTGCATACAACCCTTGAAGAAATGTCAGAAAAAAGATTTGACCGGTTTTGGGATTTGTGTTTTCATGATCTCAAGAAATTTGAAGCCGCATCCAAAAATCGCATTTAAGGGGCCTGAGAGGCCATATGCCGAAATAGGCTGGGTGGAATATGGGTTGACATGAAAAAGTTTAACACTGGTGAAGAAAATCACCTTCTCGTTGAAATATGCCGCTATCGAAACTGTAACAAGCCAATATCGGAACTCCGGCTGAAAAAAGGGGCCTTATATTGTTGTAGAAATCACGGCCTCACTGAAAACAAACTCCAGAGAAAAGAAAAACAGGAAAGGGAAAAAGCAAAACTGAACCAGATTAGAAAAATGAAGAGGGAGATCAAGGCTAAGAGGCATAATGAAAAATATCCTGAATTTTTTACAACACTCTTACAGAAGGCGAAACAAAATTATGAATCATACGGATCTGTACCGTTCCGATCTGTCTGGGAAGAGACGCGTCATCATAACTGTATACCTGTAGATGATCATTGTATGCTGTGGTACAAAAAGAAATTGGAAAGGGCTTTGAAAAAACAAGGGTATCTGGTTGAATTTAAATATAAGAAGAAGGTGGTAAATGACAAGAATTAGCTTGATTTTAATTTTATAGTATTATATATAGTATCAGTTAAAAAATGGAGGTATTACAATGTCGTTACGAATCAAAAAGAAAGAGCCGATGCACACCGTAACTTTTCACATCGACAAAATCACTGATGAGAAAATTACAAAGGATGCAATAAAGCAGGATGTGTCAAGGGCGAGAATATTTCGGACTATTTTACGGAAGTATTACAGTGAAGTGGTTTAAATAATCAACCGAAGGAAAAATTACATGCAATACATACATGTCCGCTCTTTAGAAAAGTATCATCCAGGTTATAAAGACCGAACATTACAATGGGCTAAAATACATTTTAATATGGTTCAGGGAGATCCTGATTGCGAATTAATCGAAAACGAAATTGATTGGTCTCGGCTAATAAAATTCATCTTGTTGGAATTACAAGCGAAAAAACCATTACCACTATCTGAAACTTATTTAAGAAAAAAAGGGTTTGATTTAAAAAAACGGCCTATATTATTAACTTTAAAGGTGTTACACAACTTCGTGGACATTGTATCACAAAATACAAAACAATGTGTCTTATATAAAGAAGATAAAGAGGAAGATAAAGAAGAAGATAAAGATAGTGTTTGTGTAACAAAAATAATAAACTCCCTGAATGAAAAAGCGGGGACATACTACAGTCCCACAACACC